TCATCACGATCGGGGCGACTGGTCTTTCTCGAGCGGCTGCAGGAGCTATCGAGAAGACCATCGCTGTAGAGAACGAGGTCGTCGGCAAAGACCTCAACTTCGATTACGCAATCGGAGACAATGTTCTCTACGAAGCTGTCCATTCGGGGCAGGAAGTCAATGCTCTGCTGGCTCAAGGTGCAGGGAACACTGCCGTTGTTGGGTCTCCGCTGAAAGTCGGAACGCTCGGCAATCTGGTAGTAGGGGCCCTTCCTGCTGATGTCGCTGCTCTCATTGGGTACGCGATGGAAGCGAAGGACAACAGCGGCGGTAGTGCTGCCGTTCGCTTGCGCGTGGAGATTGCATAATGAACGCGATCACCCCAGGAAGTGTCCTTCGTCCGAGCGCTGCTCAAGTCGATTTCTACTCTCGTGAGGGTGGCGGAGCGACTCCGCATGGCAGTGTTGCCACAAGGCTGCTCCAATCTGGAATGAGCGTCCAAGCTCTTCGGACTCTGGACGTTCTGACCAAGGAAGAGTGGCTTCTCTATGATACGACCGTCATCCAGGTTGCTCGCCAGCGTCTGGTTGCCGTCGCCGATCTGCTTGATCGAGGCTTGCGGTTCGATCTTGCGAACGGGCTTGGCACGACAGTCGTTCAGTGGGATACGATCTCGGATATGGATCCGGCTGAAGTTTCCATGTCTGGTGTCACGGAAGGTATCCGTGATCGGCAGCTCTTCTCACTCAAGAGCTTGCCTATCCCGCTGATCCACAAGGACTTCAGCATCAACATTCGTGTGCTGGAGGCCTCGAGGCGTCGTGGAGAATCTCTTGATACCACGCAGGCAGCTATGGCAACTCGCCTGGTCGTCGAAGGCGTGGAGAATATGCTCTTCAACGGCAATACCCTTCAGGAGGGTGTCTACGGTACGATTCCTGGTTACAAGACTACCACCAATCGTGTCACGGGTAGTCTGACTGACTGGACCGTCGGCTCTTCCGCCTCGCCATCAGGTGGTCAGAATGCTGTCCATGACATTCTGGCGATGATCGGTGCTCTCAATGCGAAGCATATGTACGGTCCGTACATGATCTATGTGCCCGTCGCATGGGGAGTGGCTTTGGGCGATGACTTCAAGGTCAATGGCGATCGTACGACGATCGAACGCATTCTCGCGATTCCTGGCGTCTTAGGAGTCAGGTCGACTGAGTATCTGGTCTCTTCGCCGAAGGCAGAAGTGCTCATGGTGCAGATGACTAGCGATGTCGTCGACGAAGTCGTCGGTATGCAGCCAACCACAGTGATGTGGGAGGAGATAGGCGGGATGGTCGTCCGCTTCAAGGTGATGGCGATCATGATTCCTCGTGTCAAGGCCGATTACAAAGCGCAGTGTGGTATCGCACATTTCACTCAGCCCTAAACTTGGTAGCAGGCTCTGGTTGCTGAGCCTGCTACTCTTTAGCCCTTTAGTCGATAACTCTCTATAACCCGAGAGGAGACCAAGATCATGGCTTTGATGAAGTTGAAGAAGGGTGCGGTACACGTTCTGGAAGACGGTACCGTCCTCGATGATCAGCAGGAGGTCGAACTCACCGACGATCAGATCCGTATGATCGGTGATACCTTCGAGGATCCGAGTGCCTATGTCGAGCGCATGAAGCGTGCCCAAGATCGAAGGGAAGAGGACGACAGAATCGCTCAGGAGGAAGCTGAGAAGCGCCAAGTAGAGGAAGAGCGCCTCCAAAAGGATCTCATCGAGAGAACTCAGGGTCAGAACCTGAAGCGTGATCAAGAGAGACAAGAGGGACAAGAGGAAGACAATCGGACTGAGCAAGAGCGCGCTGCAGCTGCTGAGCGTGGCGAGCAGGTCAATCCGATCAGGCAGAATCAGTAATCACTAGGACCTCCTAGGTCTCCTAGTGATGGAGTGGGACCCATTCTAGCACTCATAAACGTATAGATTGGGTCTCACTTCTTTCCCGTCGAGAAGGGAGAGTGCTGTGGCTGCTAAGAAGAATGCCAAAGCTGATCTGGATCCGAACACTCCGTTAGTTACCGAAGAAGAAGTTCGGGCTGTATATCCTTGTCCTCCAACCAAGGACTTGAACCCTTATATTGAGACCGCTCACCTAATCGTGTGCGAGAATCTCAATGATGGCAGCAATTCAGATGCTAGGCTAAAGCAGATCGAGCTCTATCTGTCAGCTCACTTTGCATGCGTCTCTGATGGTGGCCAGATCCAAAGCCATAAAGTAGGAGATGCAACAGATACTTACGCTGTCTCCAAAGACTCAGGATTAGGCTCAACTCAGTACGGGCAAGTAGCTATCGGTATCGACAATTCAGGGGCCTTGGCTGAACTTGTTAACCCGGCTAAGAAGGCTAGGTTCATCTTGACAGGACCTCCTACCAGCTGGAGAAGACCTCCTTGGCCTCAAGATTGACCGCGATGACTTTTAACTGGGCAACTACACTTCACGACGATATTACGATCTGGCGTAGTACTCCAGATTCTTATGGTGGCTTCACTTACGCTGCACCTGAGACTACGTTAGGTAGATGGCAAGATGGTGGTGTTATAGTTCGTACTTCCTCAGGCGATCAAGTTATTGGGTCGTCCACTATCTATTTGACTGTCGATGTAGACGAGAATGATTGGGTAGCTTTGGGAACTTTCACTGATCTTGAGCCTGTAGATACAGCTACTCAGGTACTGAAGTTCTTCAAATCGCCCGATCTGCGTAATCTAGAGTACGTTCGTAAGGCAGCAGTGTAAGATCGATATGGCATTTAAACCAAGTCAAGACATCAATATCAGTGCTCAGTTCGATGGGATTGAGACCAATTTCCTCAAGGTCATCAATGCCATTAAGGGTATTACTCCTGCTGCCCTACTTGAAATACTAGAGCCGGTCTTAGAGCAGGCGACGATCTATACCCCTGTAAAGACTGGGGCTTTGAGAGCATCAGGTTATTTGGAGGTCATGCAGACTAGCGGTAGTGTCATCTCTGCTGAGATCGGCTTTGGAAGAGGAGGAGAGCCAAGCTATACAGTATTCGTTCATGAAGATATGACGAAGTACCATGTACCACCTACTCAAGCTAAGTTCCTACAGACAGCAGTAGATGATATACTTCCTAACATTGAGGATCAGATCTTGCGGAAGTACAAGCAGGGAGTTGTGCTTTAGACCATGGACTCTGCAGCCCTCTTTAAGCAATTACTGGAGACAGCTGGTGTAAATGTCAACGGCTGGGCAGTCTACGTATCTAAGGAGCCTGACCCTGCACCTCATAGAGCGATCACTTGCTACAACACTGGCGGCTTACAGCCGAGTCCGAAGTGGTCGCTTGATTTTCCAACTGTTCAAGTTAGAGTTAGAGGATTCCCCAGCAGCTATCCAGAATCAAGGGCAAAAGCAGAAGAGTGTAAGAGCGCGCTGCTGGGTATTGATCCTCAAGATGTAAATGGCGGAGATGATCGGCTAGTCAGCGTAGTAATTCGCAGCGATATAATGGATATTGGCTTTGATCAGACGAATAGGCCTATACACACCATCAACTTTAATCTTATTGTCCAGCCTAAAGCAGTTGGTTATAGGATAGAACTTCCCCCTATAGCAGCACCTTAGAGAGGGTCTACCAATGGCAAAAGCAATCTACGTTTCGGACGACGATGGGACTACTTGGGGCATTCTGCCTGGAAGCTCTGGGGCCCTCAACAGAGGTGCTGGTTCCATCGAAGATACGGTCTTCGGGCAAGACTATCAGTCACATGAAAGTGGACTGATCACTTGGACGGTCAACGGTCAAGCCATCCAAAAGGGGCAAGCAGGCTATAAGGCCATGCTTCGGAAGGCTGGTACATCGACTGCAATGACTGCTGAGCCTATGACTATCGACCCAGGCAATGCCAAGAAGTTCAACGTCACCAACAAGGCTCATTCGTACTGGGATCGTACCAGTCCCGTCATCATCCATGACGGAGCTACTGTTGTAGCTGACACGAACGTCAAGTCGGTCGATTACCTGTTTGGCTCAGTCGAGTTCATCAACTCGTACAATCCGACAGGAGCAATCACAGTCACTGGCAAGTTTATGCCAACTGTTGATCTGTGCGGTGCTCAGAGCTTCTCGCTCAAGCAGACTTCGACGCCGCTCGCAACTACCGACTTCTGCGTGGCCCAGACGAACGGAGGCTATGCTGTCAACGAATACGGTCTCAAGATCGTATCCCTCGATTTGTCCGCTATCTATGATATCACCTACGGGTTCGAAGAGGATATGCTCAATCGGACCGAGTTCATCATCGAGATCTGTCCTGATGGTCTTGGGTTTGCTGGTGGTGGCTCAGTAGCTAGAGGGTACTTCAAGCTCACTACTGATAACCAGTCCGGTAACGTGGGTGCTCTGGAGATCAACGCACTGACCTTCGAGTTGAACGTGCCTGTGCAGCCTGGTAATATCGGTGCTCCGTTCAGCTGGTGGCATGGTCCGAATACCTTGCTGTCGCCTCCTACTATCATGGTGCTCGATGCCTGGGAGAATAGCGATCATATCATGGTTGCCTATTCTCCATACGGCAATGAGGGTTCTCAGGGCGACAGTATTGTCAGTGATGCAACGATGAATTCGTCCATGACTACGATGTGCGAGTTCACTTGCACCTTCACTGGATCAGGATCTCTGACTCCTTATACGATTCCGATCGTACCGTCGAACCTATCCGATGTCATGGAGTCTGAGTCTGGTGAGACGGTTCAGCCTCAACCTATCGAAGAGGTTGCTGCACAACCTATACAGCAGCCGAGGGCGAGAGCTGCCTGATCTCACACCCGTAGGAGAATTCCAATGGCTGTAGAACTTGTAATGCCTTCGACCGATGTCGAAGATAGCTTGATCTCCGTCAACTACGACGGCACCGGAAAAGCTTGGGCCGACGTCTTTGAGAACACCATCTTCGGATGGGGTATCGATCCTGCTGACTTAGGTCATCCTATCCCTATCATCTTAGGATCGCTGCCTCCAGTTGCTCCAGACACGATGCCCACTTTTTCGCCGCAGTGGTTGTGGAGGCGTGCGAAGAACAACGTTCTAATCGCTGCTGATATTTGGCGAGGGAACGGTGCTCAGTTCTTTGAGTACCTCGCTAAGAATGGCGGAGCCCAAAGGAAGTTGAGGAACTTCGCTCCTAGCCTACAGAGGGACTACGACGAGTTCAAGAGACAGAATCCTACTCTAATTGGGGGTTAATACGAGGGTAAAGAAAAGAAACTAGAGGTCCCAGTCTACCCACAACGAAAGAAGGAAACCAAGCTTATGGCTAAGCTAGCAATCGTTCAGATCTTGGGAGATATTCCGCTCCCTGGATACCCGGATAATACGCTTCCCGGAGGTGGAATGCGTCCTGACAACTCTCTTCCCGGATCTCCTGGTCGTCCGGACAATTCTCTTCCTGGCGGAGGTTGGAATCGTCCAGTAGATCCTGGCTATGGTCGTCCAGGTAGTGGGCATCCTTCGCATCCGTGGGTTCCTAGCGGTGGTCGTCCTCCGCAAGTATGGCCTCCGTCTCCTGTCGATCCTGAGTGGGGTGTGGAAGCACCTCCTGCAGGGCCCTCGCATCCGATCTACATTCCGGCCAACCCGGATAATAGCCTTCCACTTCCTCCGGTCACTGGATCTCCGGAGCATCCAATCGCGAATCCTCCTCCCGGTACCATTTGGCCTCCGCTGCCAGAAGGTACTCCTCCTGGTAAGGCTGCAGTTCTCGTATGGCTGGTGGGTATCGGTTATCGCTATGCTGTGATCGAGATTCCTCCTGCGAAGCCTGATCAGGGTCTTCCTGGGGGTGGAAGTCGTCCTGACCAGAGTCTTCCGCCGACTGCGCAGCCGAAGAAGGTCTGAACTATACTGAGTTGAACTAGCCATGGGCATGAGATTCAATTCTCATGTCCATGGTTCTAGGACCTACAAACGGGACTGAATCAATGGGAGATATACTATGTCGACTGTTCGCGATGAACTTAGAGGGAAGATATTTGCTCATAAGCCTCTGAAGTCTGAAGTAGTCCATATCTGGGGACAGGACGTAGAGGTCAGACAACCCACTCTAGGTCAAATCCTAAACGTCAAGGACGACCCAGACAGACGGCGAGCAATCGTTCGTCTGATGATAGATTATTGCTTTGTTCCAGGCACCAATGAGCGAGTGTTTGAGGAAGGAGACTTCGAGTCGATTATCTCTATGCCGTTCGGCGATGACCTGAAACTAGTCAACCAGGCTATCAATAAGCTGACAGGTATTCAGGTGGATGAAGTAAAAAACGACTCATCGCCAACCCGAGGGAATGGAACGTCTATGTAATAGCCGAGATGCTCGGTAAGTTCCCTCATGAAGTTCTCGAGTTGGCGTACGATGACTATATAAGCCTAGAAGCGTACTTTCAGTTAAAGACGGAGAGAGCAGAAGAGTCTCAGCGTCGTGCTGAGACACATGCTCGGGCAAGAAGAAAGTCACAACGTGGCTCTTAATCTTGGCGACGTAACATTTGGTCTAAACGCTAACTATCAAGGTCTTCTGGAAGCTCAGAAGGCTCTGAAATCGTTTGGTACCGACCTGGATAAGTTTGCCAAGGTAGCTCAGCAAGATGCTGAGGCTGCTGGTAGAGCTATGTCTGACTTCGCCTCTAAGACCGACCAAGCGTCTAAGTCTCAGAACACCTTCGGAGCTGTTATCAAGCAGGTTCATGCTGCAGTATCAGCTTACTTAGGTCCTCTGTCTCATACTGCTAACATGATTAGTCAGTTCGGCAAACTGACTGAAGGTGCTGTATCTGGTGTAGCTGGATTCGTAGGTCCTCTTGCTATTATAGGTGTAGTAGGACTAAAGTCTGCTGAGGCTCTAGTTAGAGCTGGCGCTGAGATGCAAAAGCTAGATGGCATTATGACGGCAGCCACTGGCTCTGCATACCTAGCTTCCCAGCAGATTGATGAGCTTGGCAAGCTATCTTTGGCTACAGGTACTGAATTCACTCAGTCCACTGAAGAGTTCGGTAGATTCGAAGCAGCTGTTATGGGAGCTGGAGGATCTGCTAAGACAGCTATGGAAGCTTTCAAGGGCATGCAGGATGAGACTGCTGCTCTAAGACTTCCAACAGAAGCCTTGAGCCGAGGCTTGCTAGCATTGCAGCAGATGATGACTGCTGGTAAAGTGCAAGCACAAGAGCTCCGCCAGTTGTATAATGCTATGCCTGCCTCTCTGGAGCTAATGGCAAAAGGGCTTGGAGAGAACGTTCAGCAACTAAGAGCTCAAGTCAAAGCTGGTCTTGATTCATCTAAGGCTATTGAAGCCCTAGCTACAGAGCAAGAGAAAGCATTCGGAGCTCAGGCTAAGACTAATGCTGAAACCTATACTGGTGCTTTGGCTAACCTACATACTGCCTGGTTTACATTCCTAGCAGATATGGACAAGACTCTTGGTGTATCTGCTGCAGTAGCTCAAGCTCTAAACTGGGTTGCTCAAAGAATCCATGATGTTGATGAGTTCCTTAAGAATCTGCATGGTACAGTTAACGCCTACATGCGTGTTGTTGAGGATTCAACCAAGGCTGTTGATGACTGGGCAGATGCTCATAGGAACATGAAAGGTGTTCCACAGAATATAACGCAAGAGTGGCTTGATCAGAACCAGAAGAACATCGAAGACTGGCAGAAGCAGTTAGTCGTTATTACTACGCAGATGGATAAACAGCAACAGCTGATGCAGGAGGCTCAGCAGTCCGGTAATCGAATCTTCGGACTGAATCCTGGTTCCGCTGCTGCTTATAACAATCTACATAAGTCTGCTGCTGAACTAGCTGATGCTATTACTAATGCTCAGGATAAGCAGAAAGAGCTGCAGAAGATCTTCGCTGAAGGTCTAAAAGCCGATGGCTTTGTTGATACTACGTACAAAGTTGATAAGATGGGCCAGGCGATCGCCAATGCTAAGACACTGATAGCAGATCTGAACAAAGAATACGCTGCTATGCTTCAAGGGCCTAATGCATTCAAACAGTCTCAGTCTGATACCGCGATTGATAAGCAAGTTGAGTCTATGCAGAAGTCTTTAGAGGCTGCTAAGGTACCATTGGCAACCGTTAACTCCTTATTGTTGCAGTATAAGACAGCCTTGCAAGGTATTGCTCTACTTAAGCCAGCTATGGCTATTGAGGATGAGATCCAGAAGCAGAAGGATGCCTACGACGACGTTCTAACCTCGGCCAAGAAGTATGGCGAATATCTGACTCAACTTAAGGGACTACCTACCCAGTCACTGATGGGTATTGCAGCAACTCTAGGTGTTGTCTACACAAATACCGACGACCTTGCTAAGGCTATGTCTGATCTATACGAGAAGGCAGCTAATGCCAAGGCACTAGAGAAGTCCTACGACGATGTGAACAAGAAGGTAGATGATCTTTTATATGCTACAAATGCACTAACCAAGAGTACACAATCAGCCTTGGAATATAAGGCAGATCCTGCTCTGTTCAAAAGTCTCGACGAATATGAGCAGTACCTGATCACTATCGAGGGGCTATCGCAAGATGCTGCAGACGCTCAAATACAATATATCAAGGGGGTAATGGTTGCATACAAAAATGCAGACGATGCTGCAGCTGATCTCAAGACCAACGGACAGATTGTAACTGATGCCCTGAAGGGTGCTTTCAATGATTTGGGGAATGCCATTGAGAACGTCTTCAAGACCGGTAAGATACAAGCTCAGGACTTCATCACCATTCTTGAAGACATGCTCACTAAGATCATGGAGGCTATTGTCGAACAGACTATCCTGCTTCCTATTGAGCATGCTCTGACTAGTATGATAACAGGAGGAAGTAGTGCAATACTAGGGGCTTATCCAGGAAGTCCAGCAGTAGCAGCTAAAGGTCTAGCTTATGTTAACGACAATATACTAGCACTAGCTAAAGGTGGTGTCATCTATGGACCCACAATGTTAGCTAACGGAGGTGCTATGGCTGGTGAGTACGGTCAAGCAGAAGCTGTAGTCCCTCTAAAAAGGACCTCTAGCGGAGACCTCGGAGTCTCAATGTCTGGAGTTGGAAGTGCTGGCGTAAATGTTTATGTGACAAACAATGCAGCTCCTGATGCTCAGGTACAAGTCAAACAGTCAAAAAGCGGAAGAGGCGAGATTGATCTGGAAATTATGATTACCAAGGCTGTGGCAAAGGATATTCAGCAAGGTGGTAACGTCTATAAGTCTATAGGTAATATGTTTGACGCTGGTAACAGAGTCTCTCAAAGGTAAAGTCAAATGGCAGCTAGATGGCCCGATGCACTACCCCAAGCTCCTCTCATCTCGGCGTATGATGAATCACCTCCTGATACGGCTCTCAGGACACAGATGGATGCTGGGCCTGCAAAGACTCGCCAGAGATTCACTGGAGGTGTTCGTCCAGTTACTTGGGGTATGGTCTTAGGAGTAACTGAGACAGAGATCCTCGACGAGTTCTACACGCAAGCTGTGTTCGGTGGGACCGCTAGCTTTGTCCTCATAGACCCCAGGACCAAGATCGAGAAGAGCTGGCGCTTCACTGGCCCGCCTAAGTACACTGCATTGAGCGGAGATATGTTCTCTGTTAAGTGCCAGATGGAGATGATGCCTGGAAGCGCATTCACTCCTGGAGGTACTGTTGCCAATGTGGTTCCTCCTGGCGGAACTACAGGTCAGAGGCTCACCAAGGCATCAAACAATGACTACGATACTTATTGGGCAGATTCAAATGTGGATCCGGCTCAACTACCTAATAAAGTAAAGTCTGGGCCTGCTGCTGGGACTAACGCAGCACTACCAACCTATAGATCCCTAGTAAAACTCGACCTTCCTAGTGACGTAGCCTACCTAGATGTAGCTCAGTCCTTTACTTTCGGAATGAAGCAGACTTTCGGTCATACGTTGACTACTGCTGGCTTGAATATCGCCAAGATCAATGGGTCTCCTAGTGCCCCCGTTGATGGTGACTTCTGGTATGACGGTAACAATGCCAAGCTGCTTGTCAGAGAGAACGGTGTAACCTATAACATCGTCAACGCAGGAGAGAATCCGAACCCTGGGCCTGGGCAATACTATGGTACAGATTCAGGAGGTACCAAAGGCTATTACACTCTGCCTTCCTTAGGGACTGGTGGTGCAACTCAATGGTTGATGTACTTTGGTAGGTCCAAAGCTCCTACTGATCTGCCTACGAATGGTTTAGTGCCTCAGAACTGGGATGCTCCTACGTTTCCGCCAATCAACTATCAATTCCTAGTAGGCCAAGGCATGGATTATATGCCGGCTGATACTACGAATCCTCTTTGGGGACATGGTTATGTCTATGTGGGGACGACGAACTCGTCAACGGGATGGTCAGATATTGGATTGGTTACTGGACCTGTCGGTCCTCCGGGTCCAACCGGTGCCCAAGGCCTTGTCGGCCCTCAAGGATTCCCTGGACCACAAGGACCGCAAGGTAACCAGGGATCCCAAGGCATCGATGGACCTCAAGGCGTCCAAGGCCTTCAAGGTGTCGACGGCGATCAGGGAATTCAAGGTCCTCAAGGCCCTCAAGGTGTTGCGGGTGACGATGCAACGGCTATTACCCTTATTGGTAATTTCGGGAATTCCAAAACTCCTGCCGATTTACCAACTAGCGGGTTGATTCCTATAAACTGGGATGCTACAGGATCCCCGTCTGTTGCCCATCAGATGGTTGTTGGTGAGGCTCTGCAATACAGTCTATCAGCTAGTAGCGATCCTCACTATAACCATCTGTACACCTACGTCTCTACAGCTGAGAACCCTAGTGGGTGGATAGACTCAGGAGCTCTAGCTGGGGCTATTGGTCCGCAAGGTCCTCAAGGACCACAAGGTAATCAAGGAGCAGCTGGAACTGCGGGCCCTCAGGGTGTTCAAGGTCTCCAAGGTGATCCTGGGGTTGGAGTACCTGCTGGAGGTAATCCTGGGCAGTACCTCTACAAGAACAGCATTGCCGACTACGATACCTCATGGAGTACCTTAGAGTTTCCGCCTCCTGGGGGAGGTGCTAACCAAGTCCTAGGCAAAGCTTCTCCATCAGACTTCGACTACGCCTGGATAGGCCCAATGCTACCTCTGGCTGGGGGCGTTCTTACAGGTAACCTTTCTGCTCCCAGATTGATAGTTACTGGAGCTGCTGCAACTCAGAGGGCTATTGAGTTTGATACTACAGGGCTTGGTAGTCGTTGGCAGATACTAGCTGAAAGTACTGCTGAGAGCGGAGCTAACGCTGGTTCGAACTTGCTGATCGGACGTTATAGTGATACCGGCGCTTTCATCGACATACCTTTTAGGATCACGAGGTCGACCGGACAAATCACCATTAGTCTACCTGCTGGGGCTGGACTAACTAACTTCCCACGCATTGATGGGCCTGCCGGAATCAATAGAGGTTTGCTAGGAACTACCAATGGAGTAAATCGCTGGCAGATAACTCTAGGTAACGCTGCAGCTGAGAGCACTGGCAACGTTGGCTCTGACTTCCAGATCGCTCGTTACAGTGATACTGGTACTTTTATTGACTCTCCTCTATCTATCAACCGAGCTACTGGCGCTGTAACTATTGGAACTTCTGGTGGTGTAAACCTCGCTCTTAACAAGGGCACTGCGACTTCTAACAACAACATCATCAGCCAAACAGCTGGCTTGAACCGCTGGGTTTTGAACATGGCTACCGGCGGGGGCGAAAGTGGCGGCAATGTCGGCTCTGATTTTAACCTAAGCCGCTACAGTGATGCTGGCACCCTCATAGACACGCCGCTTACAATCAGTCGGGCGATGGGCGTGGTCAGCATTGGACCCTCGTCCTATGTAGGAGGCGCCCCAGCTGTAGGGGCTTCTACTCTCGCACTAAACAAGTCTGCTGCTGGCTTTCCCAGTCAAATCCTTGGTACGGCGGCAGGGGTCACGCGCTGGTCGTTCACTCTAGGCAATGGCTCGGCCGAAAGCGGCAGTAATGTTGGCTCTGATCTTACCATCGGTCGCTTCAATGATGCGGGAAATTTCATCGACACTCCGATCACGATCAACAGAGCGAACGGGATGGTTTCCGTCACCACGGGGGGCAGCAGCGGGGGTTTGATGATCAGCAGCGCTGCTGCAACTCAGCGTACCTTGTATTTTGCTACCGCAGGTTCGCTCCGTTGGCAGATTATGGCAGAGCAAACTGCGGAGGGTGGAGGCAACGCGGGATCAAACTTCGCTATCAATCGCTGGAGTGATGCTGGTGGTTTCCTCGATGCACCGCTGTCAATCAACCGGGCGAATGGACAAGCGACGTTTGCCCAAACGATCAATATCTCTAGTTCAATTGGCGCCTCTCTGATTATCAATACCTTGGTGGGAAACGCCCGCAACCTTGCTGGGCAGTCGGGCGGTATCAATCGCTGGGTCATGTATCTTGGCGCGGGAGGCGCAGAAGGCGGCAGCAATACGGGCGCCGATTTTCGCATCGACCGCTTCAGTGATGCCGGCACCCAGATCGACAGTCCGCTGGCGATCACCCGGTCAACTGGCAATGTCACGATACCGAACAACCTCACCGTCTCCGGCATTATAAACGGTTTCCAAAGCATCAACCTTTCGACCCCAACGCCGCTCACACGGCAGTTTCTTTTCAGCACGGGCGGCGCTGCTCGCTGGCAACACGTCTGCAACGGCGCGGCGGAAAGCGGCAGCAATGCCGGCTCGGATTTCCAATTCAACGCCTACAACGACGCTGGCGTCTCGCTCGGTGCCGTCTTTAGTGTTGTTCGCGCCACCCGCGTCGTCAGCTTCGCCGTCGCCATCGTCAATGGCCCCAGCGACCGCAGCCTGAAGGAGAACATCCAACCTCTGACCAACTCCTTAGCCAAAGTACTACAGCTTCAAGGTGTGAGCTTCAACTTCATTGGTGATGAGAAGCCACATATTGGCCTCATAGCACAAGACGTGGAGCCAATTGTACCTGAGGTCATTCAGGACTACAATACAAGTATTCCGGCGGAGAAAGAAGGTGAGTTCGTCGAGATCAAGAAAATGGCTCTTGACTATCCCAAGCTGGTGGCTCTGCTAATTGAGTCGATCAAAGAGCTGACGCAAAGAGTAGTAGAACTAGAAGCGAAGGCTGCTGCATGACCGTTTCACCGCAAGCTAAACAGGCACTATTCCATTCGGAGACTACCGACAGGTTTCTCGTGCTGATCACTATCTCTCATCCGAGTATTGATACGCCTATACGAGTATGCTCTAACTCTCAGGATATCGTCTCAAGAGGCAACCCTTACTATGCATACCCTTTCCAACTTCAATTGCCAGACTCAACAAGCGACCAACCGCCTAAGGCTCAATTACAGATCGACAATGTGACTCCTGAGATCATCAACGCCCTGAGGACCATCACAACGTCGCCCACGATCACGTTTGAGATAGTACGGGCAGAGAACTTGAATGTAGTTGAGGTCTCTATGCCTAACTTCATTCTGAACTCGATACAGTACGATGCACTAATCATCACAGGAGATATCTCCGTTGAACAGTATCTAACAGAACCCTATCCTGCTGGATCTTATACTCCAGGACGATTCCCAGGGTTGTTCGGACTGTAAGGCATGCCAATTTATGGACCATCTTGGATCAGGTACTACATCGGGATACCATTCAAAGAAGATGGGTATACTCGGGAAGGTACTAATTGTTGGGGTCTTTTGTGCCTTATACTTAGGGAGCGCTTCCAAATTGTACTACCAAGACATGATGAGTATTATTACAAGGGTAAAGAAGACGCTAAGAGGGCCCAAGAAGTGATGTCTAGAGATCTACCTAACATTATCGAGAACCAATGGTATGCTATCGATCACAAAGAAGGTCGCTTTCAGTTGGGTGATGTTATTATTCTGCGATTACTAGGCAATCCACTGCATGTTGCCTTATGCGTATCTAGCACGCATATGATCCATCAAGAGGAGGGCTGTAATTCAGTATGTGAGGAAATTTCGAGCCCGTTGTGGGCATCACGGATACATAGCGTATATAGGCATATCACCTCAGTTAGGTTAGAGGCGCCTGATGAATGAAGTCCTAGAGTTTGAACGAGTAGAGTCAAGCGATCAAATCTCTGCTGCTGCTACCTTAGGGCCCGTTATAGCGAGCCAGCAGGAAGTAGATGACATTTGTTTCGACGTTTTTGCTGCCCCTCACCCATTTACTCTGCAGAAGTTACACCTTAAGCTTCACGAGGGTTTGAGCCTACAAGAGGTTTTAGAGGCAGTGCAGCCCGATCCTCTTTTAAGGGCATATGCCCATATATTCATAGAGGATACCTATATCGATCGTAAGTATTGGCATAGAGTATATCCGAAGAAGAAGGTAAGAGTCGCTGTTCGTTGTGTCCCAAGAGGAGGTGGTGGAGGAGGCTCTAAAGGGATCCTTCGAATCGTTCTGTTCATTGCTGTGATCGCTGCAGCGTTCATCTTACCAGCTTTGTTACCAGTTGCTCTCACAGGTACTGCACTAATTGGTGCTGGTGCTGGTGCTCTGACAGTAGGTGCTTTGATCCAAGGCGGTATTATGCTGCTTGGCGGTCTATTCGTCAATATGATTGCACCACCACCTACTCAAAGTGATGCTTCTAAAGGAGGGAGCACCTCAACTAAGCCTACTATGTACTTAAGAGGGATTCAGAACTCAGCTAGACCGTTTGGTGTTCTGCCTAGGCTCTTCGGACATACCTTGATTACGCCGGATTTTGCAGCATTGCCTTATACTGAGTATGTGGGTAAGAATCAGTATCTGAGAATGCTGTTCTGTTTAGGCTATGGTCCTTTGCACGTACCTGTTACAGGTATGACATTCGGTAACACTAGCGTTACTGATTACGAAGAGGTAACCTTAGACCAGCGGCGTGGCTATCAGCCTAATCAGATTCGCAATAAAGGTTCTTGGGCAGGTCCAGGTACTCCTCCGAATCCAGTGTTTGGTGATCGCTGGCAGATCTCTTCACCATTTACCTTCGGTTCAGGTAAGAGTGTAAAGCCAGGTGACACTATCACGTTCGCCTCCGACTTAGGATATGCCAACTTCCAAGACAATTGGGATATCAACGAAGACAAGCCTATCACATTATACAGTCGGACTGTGATTGAGCAAGCGTTCAATCTCGCACTAACTCATCCTATTGGTGAGATCGTTCGTACCACGGACTTGAAGGCGGATGAGATTAGCGTCGATATTATCTTCCCGGGTGGTATCTTCTTCTTGGATTCGCAGTCAGGGAATAAGTATCAGGTTACAGTCAAGTTTCAGATACGATGGAGGCCTCATGGAAATGGTCCTTGGCAAGTAGCTCCTGTTGGCTCTAATGGAGTTGTAACTTGTCAAGGTGCTAATTCTAGGTCTATGCACTTTGGCTACAGCTGGTTGACTGGCTTTCAAGGGCAATACGACGTCGGAATTATGAGGACCACTACTGATGATACCAGCGACAGCTTTGTATCAGTTTCGTTCTGGACTGCTCTGAGGACTATTGTCCATGAGTCACCGATCAACTCTTTCAGCGGGCTGTGCCTAGTCAGTATGCGAGTGAAAGCCACTGATCAATTGAACGGAGTACTAAACAACTTCCAAGCAGATACTTGGGGTATAATGAGGGATTACGATCCTCCTACGAACACTTGGATCACTAGGAAGACTCAGAATCCAGCTGCTGCTTTCCTAGAAGTGTTAACAGGGGCAGGAAATGCTCATCCTGTTCCAGACTCTCTAGTTGACTTTGCTAGTATTCAAGACTTCTATACCTTCTGCACATCTAAAGGATACGACTTTAATCTGTACCTCAACTATCAATCGTCCGTCTCAGCTATGTTGGATGCAATAGGGATGGTTGGTCGTGCATCTAAAGTACTGAGAGGAGGACGTCTGTGGGGAGTTGCTGTCGACAAAGCTCAGCCAGCTCCTGTTCAACGTTTCACACAACGTAACTCCTGGAACTTCTCCGCAACAAGGTTGTATCCTATCATACCTAATGCTCTTAGATGCAGCTATGCGGATGAGACCCAAGGCTATGCTACTATTGAGCGTATTGTCTATGACGATGGTTTCAGTGCTACCAACGCTAGGGTATATGAGCAAGTAGATATGCTCGGCGTTACTGATAGGAGCCAGATATGGAGTCTAGCAAGGTTCCATATTGCACAGCTGCGTTTGCGCCCTGAAGAGTTCAGCTTCAATGCTGATATAGAGTATATTGTTTGCGAACGTGGTGATTGGATCATATTCACTCACGACGTCATATCTGTTGGCTTAGGTTCCGGGCGTATCTCATCTATCACGAAGAACACTGCTGGTCAGATTACTCAGATCACTACTGACGAAGATCTGGACATGCAGTTCGGATCTAACTACATCATGAGTATTAGGACTCCGACTGTAACTAACATAATAGCTCACCTATCAGCCCCTCAACTTGCAGGACCGCAGAACAGCTTTAATGTCACACCCCCTATTGCAGCTGGAGATGTAGCAGTAGATTGTCTGTTCTCTTATGGATTGGCTACTGATAGTGTTATGAACCTATTCGTTAAGAGTATCACTCCAGCTGACAACGTGTCTGCTACTCTGACTTGCGTAGATATGGCTCCCGGAGTCTGGGATGCAGATTCAGGGGCTATACCTCCTTACGATCCTCATATCACAGTGCAGCCTGAGTCTACCTACCCAGCAATCACGGAGATCATCTCTGACTTCTCAGCCTTTCTGTTCAGGCCGGGAGGAACGTATGTTGCTAGGGTTCAGCTTAACATGGCCTATGCTAATCGTAGACCTGATGAAGTGATCTCGATTCAGGCTAGATTCCGTATGGCTGGTTCTACAGAGAACTGGGTCTTCATTGATGGTGGCGCCCAAGATACTACAATGTATCTGCAGCCTGTGCAAGTAGGATCTGCCTATGAAGTGCAGATGAGATTCAGATTGTTTGGTGGTGTTTACGGTCAATGGGGACCTCTAGTAACTAGTGATGTGGTGAACGGTGATACTGGCATACCTGACCCTACGGGTGCAAGAGTCCTTGGGACCATGCTCTATTGGGATTATCCTAATCCCATACCTCCTGGACTGGCCGGGTACATTGTTAGGTATCAAATTAGGGATACTACTGCAGCTCCTAACTGGGATGCTGCTCTAGATGCTCACTTAGGTATCTGCACCTCTACTCCTCAAGGTATTGGCCATCTTCCAGCTCCAGTTACCATCCTCATCAAGGCAAGAGATGTTCTAGGTAACTTGAGCTTAGGATTCACAGATGTCTATTGGGAAGGGGTTGGTGAGGATACTAAGACTGTAGTACATCAGACTGACTATAAGGCGTCTAGCTGGCCAGGTACTAAGACTAATCTAACGACAGATGTCTCAAACAACCTAGTTCAGGTTGATCTGTCGATGTTCTGGAATAACGATAAGTCCCATATGTGGACGGTTAATACTAACTTGTTCTGGGTGACTCAATCAGGTGATGGCTCTTACCTCTTTAGCTATACTCCAGGAGTAACTGTTGGAAAGAGCGACGAGCTCTATCTCGACTGGATTATCCTCAACTCGAATGGGTACAAAGTCGAGTACATGGATGCTAACGGAGCTTGGCAGCTCTGGCCTGTTAAGATCATAGGAGTCACTAACACAACATATAACTTCAAACTGTCTCTGTCAGGTGGTCCAAGTCTAGCTACTGTAACTTATCTAGTAGCTCAAGTCAAAGCTGCTATTGTACAAGAGAGCGTTAGTGCCTTCCCAGTTACATCAGGAGGGACTAGGTATCCAGTTACTAAGCTATACAGGGCAATTAGTGCTGTAGTGTTAACAGCTTTTAATCCTCCTTCGGGTCCAACGATCGTTAACGTTATGGATCATAACGTATCTCCTGGACCTCTGATCCGCTGCTATCTTGCTACAACGGGAGCTGCAGTAGCTAGCCAAGTATCAGGTACTATCTACGGTGCAGGTGCTCCTTCACTAACTGCGTCGCGAGATGTGTTCCTGGAAGATATCCACACTATGAATTCTGGTCCTCCTGAAGGTGTGTCGCTAGAGAATTGGAGTCTACTCGATGATCCCAGGTTAATGAGGAATCAACCTCAGCCGCCTCTGATTGAAGGTGAAACAACATGACGACTCTACCAGTAGCTGGTTACGTCTCCAATGCAACTCGTACTGAAGGAGACATGAAGTCCGCTTTAGAGGCTATGGTCCAGGCCGCTAAAGAGACTCCTGGTGGTGGTTCTCCGACAGTCCTAAACGTTTCTATTGGAGCTATCACACCAACAGCAGCACATCACTTTGTTGATACTGGAGGACCTGCCAGCGCGAATCTACAGAACGCTTTCACTACGAACATGCCTAATGGACGTGTCTTAACCTTGCAGACTGTTACTGCAGCAAGAGACGTTCAGATCTTGTCTGGAGCAGGGGGTGATGGACAGTTCACACTAGCAAGAGGAGCTACTTTCACTCTACTAGATCCTACCATGAGTATCACGTTCGTACTGAACAATGCTCACTGGATAGAGATCAATCGTAACTACGGAGCTAATACTGTTGCAGAGAGAAATGCTCTAGGTGTTGATATACCGTCTCTCTTCATTACGGCAAGCTACAATTTGACAGCTGCTGATTGGAACCGGCAGATTGTAGCCTCAGGAGCTGGACCATATAACTTAAACATCTCTGGAGCTTTCCCAGACGGTTTCAAAGTCTACTTTGCCAACGATTCTCAGGGTAACGTCTCTTTTATCCCAAGATCTGTCACCTTCAAATCTTTGGAAGGTGGCGTCATTATGTACAATCAAGGCTGGTGGAGTGTTCTAAGAACTCTGCCTGCATCTGC